GCCTCACCGCTCCCTCACGGTCGCGGATCTGTGACGAAGGAAGAGACTTCAGAAACAACAGGAGAGAGATGAAGATGGCGAGCACAACACAAGACGAGGTTTATGAGGCGTTCCTGGTGGTATCCGGGCAACAGACGTCGGCCCTCGGAGATGCAACTGCGATGCTAGCCAAAGTGATCGCGCAGGTTGACGAGTTGCAGAACAGTAACCCGGCACCGGTGGCGGCGACCAAAACGCAGAGTACGACAACGGCGACTTCGAATGGCAGCGGGAGCACGTTGGGATCGGTGGCGTCCTCCGTGCTCGAGAGTGGATTCGGACTGGTACCGCTGATCAGCGGGCTGGTGAGCCTTTTCAGCGGGGGGGATACGGCGGCTCCGGCACCGCTGTTGAAATACGCTCTGCCGGCGGGAGCCGATTTTCAGGCGGCAGAGAGCCAGGGGCAAGTGACCGGCGTGGATTACGACCAGATGGGAATGCCACGGAGTTACTCGCCGACGGGGATAAGCGGTGGGACCGGTGGCACTCCGGCGGGCGGTGGGAGTGGTGCGCCGAGTGGTGCGCCGCCGCAGATCACGGTCAATGTGCAGGCGATGGATGCTCGATCCTTTATGGATCGGAGCAACGACATTGCGCTGGCGGTGCGCGACGCGATGCTGAATCTGAACTCGATCAACGATGTAGTGAACGACCTTTGATATGGCAACCTTCCCTAAATTGAAAACCAATGCAATCGCGCAATACCCGCTGGGACGGCGCGAACAGTTCCGGAATCAGACAGTACGTTTCGTGGATGGTAGCGACCAGCGCTTTCGCGATTCGGGCGGCGCGCGACTCGAGTGGGACATCCAATTGAGCCAATTGGATGAAGGTGAACTGGCGGCGATCGAGGAGTTTTTTCTGGCCAGCCAGGGTGTGTTCGGCAGTTTCTCCTTCACTGACCCATCGGACGGGACGGTGTACGACAACTGCAGCCTAGGGGCGGACACACTGGCGCTGTTGACCTTGGCTGAGATGCGCGGGAGCACGAAGCTCACCGTGGTGCGGAATAGCTGAACGCCATGCCTATATACCCACAACTCGGAAGCGGGGCGATGAGCCAGTTCCCAGTGCGGAAGATCCGGCGGGCGCGAACGGTGGTCAATCAAGCCGCCGACGGCAGCACGATCAAGCTGGCGGACACACTAGCGGCGGTTACGGAATGGGATCTGACCTACACGGATCTCAGCGACGCGGAGGCGTCCGCGCTCCTCGCATTTTATGCCGCCGTAGAGGGCACGCTGACCGGTTTCACGTTCCTCGATCCGGCGGGAAATCTTCTGGCTGCGAGCGATGACCTGAAACAAGCCGCCTGGCAGATAGACCCACTGCTAAGTTTGACCGGGAGTGTCAACGATCCTCTGGGGGGTATGCTGGCGTGGCGACTAACCAACACCGGGGGCGCGGAACAAGCGCTCGGCCAAACGTTAGAGGCGCCGGGAGCATACATTTACTGCCTGAGCGCTTACGTGCGGGCCGCAACGCCGAGCAGCGTGTGGCTGACAATAGGCAGCCGGGGTACGCAACTTTCGGCGACCAGCGACTGGACGCGGATCGCCTGGACGTCCACCGGAGACGCACAAGCGACGTCGGTACGATTCGCCGTTGAGATCAGTGCGGGCGCCGAGGTGGAAGTGTTCGGACTCCAGGCGGAGGCGCAGGCCGCGGCATCGGGATATAAAGCCAGCGTGCGTGGCGGCGTTTACGAAGACGCGCACCTGGGCGACGATGTGCTGACGTTCACGAGCACCGACGTGGATCGCCATTCGTGCAAGGTAAAGGTCGTCTATGCAAACCATCTTTGATCTGAAGGAGCAAGCCGTCACAGACACGCCGCTGCTGCTGTTCGACTGCACACTTTCCAATGGACAGGCGGAACACTGGAGCACGCACGCGGTGTCGGTGGGAGGAGTGGCTTACAGCGCGAGAGTGCTGGGGCACAACGTGTTCGAGCTTCAGGCATCGTCGAATCAAGGCGCGGACGGCGTGCCGAAAATTTCCTTGATGCTGGCGAATGCGGATTCGCACTGTTCGGAGATCGAACGCGCGACTGGATGGAAGGGCGCGCGGTTAACGGCCGGCCTGGTGTTTTACGATTTACGAAACGCCGTGCCCCTTACGGCGAGCACGGTGATATTCCAGGGGATCTGCAACCCGCCCGATGAAATTCTGGAAGCCACGTTCCGGATCACGGCGACGAATCGGATGAACCTGCAACGGCTGTTGCTGCCGCAAGTGAGGATCCAACGGCGGTGTCCGTGGGAATTCCCATGCGGCGATGCGCAGCGCACGGAAGCGGTGGATGGCGGCGCGAGCGGAAAATATTCGCGGTATTACCGCTGCGGTTACTCGGCCGGGGTGGCGGGTGGAACGGGGGCTTTGGATGGCAGTGCGCCTTTCACCGATTGCAGCTACACGCGGACGGACTGCCAGGCGCGCGGGATGTTTCAAAACTTCGGCGGCATCGAGTTCGTGCCCCCGGCGATTTCGGTGAGGGCCTACGGATCCAAGACGTCACAGACTTCGGCCGTCTCGGTGAATGCAGCCCGTTACAACGACTACGTTCCGGTGATCTACGGCACGGCGTGGTATACGCCGCCTGTAGTATTTGGACGCAATGACGGCAACCTGACGCGCATGGAAGTACTGCTGGGGTTGGGCGAGATTCAAGGAGTACTGACGGTTCTGGTAAACGACATCGAGATACCGGCGGGAGTCTACGGGACGAACATGACGGGCACCGGCTGGTACAACATTCCGACGCTGGGCACCCGATCGGGCGCGTTCGACCTGGATTTCCTGGATGGCGGCGGACAGCCGGCGGGAGATCCTTACGGCAGCATGGCGTACCTTTCGGTGGTTGTGCCGAACCAGATCAGCAACGGCACTACTCTTCCCAAGGTAACGGTGTTGGTGCAGGGGCTGAAACTGCCGGTATATGGCGCGGACGGGAGCTACATCAGCGACCAGTTTTCGAGCAACACGGCTTGGGTGCTGTTGGACGTATTGCGGCGGGCGGGTTGGAGCCTGACGGAAATCGACGTGGCCAGCTTCGCTGCTGCCGCGGCGTACTGCGATGAACAGATTGCGGCGCTTGATCTTTATGGCAACCCAATCCAGCTGCCGCGATTCCAGTGCAACCTGGTTTTGCAGACGCGCAGGGCCGCGGGCGATCTAGTGCGTGGGATCCGCAACTCTTCAAGGTTGATGTTGACGTACGGTGCGAACGGATCACTGCAGTTGCGAGTGGAAAATTCGCTCGCTCTGGAGATGCCGGCCAAGCCGGCATGGTCCAATAGCACGCAACCGCTCGAGGGCGGGTGGCCCAGCTACGAATTCGGCGACGGGAGCAACGGGTTCTCGGGCCTCATGCGGAAGCTCTCGGGCGAGCCGAGTTTTCGGGTCTATACGCGCGGTATCGCAGATACTCCCAACCTGCTCACGGTGGAATTTCAAGATTCCCTAAACGAATATCAACAGGACAGCTTTTCGCTGGTGGACACCGCCGATGTGTTGTGTTGCGGCCAAGAAGTGACGCAAACACTGGCGGCGTTGGGGATCCCGAACTTCGACCAGGCGGCGAGGATATTGAAGCTGAACCTCGATCGCTCGGTCCGCGGCAACACGTACGTGGAGTTCGAGACGAGTGTGAGGTCGTTCGGCATCCGGCCGGGAGATCTGATCACGGTGACGTACTTGAAGGAAGGGTTCAACCGGCAGGTGTTCCGGGTGCAGAAGATCGCACCTGGCGCGAACCACCGAACCTCCACAATTACGGCGCAGATTCATGACGATTCGTGGTACGCCGATAGCAACGGACAGGTAACGTCGGCAAGCGGGGGCCGGCGTCAGGGCAGCGCCGGCATAGGCGTTCCCAATCCGCTACTCGGCAATGTTTTGGATGCTCAGGGCAACATCCAATTCGGCGTCGAGGAATCGGCAACCACAGCGGGCGATGGCTCGGTGCAGACGAACCTTCGGGTGGGGTTTGTGGCACCGGCCGTCGCCGCGGCGGCGGGGCCCGGCATCCCGTTGCTGAGCCTGGCGGCGACCCTAGGAACCGGCGGATCGCTCACCGGCGGGCAGACGCTCTACTACGCGGTAGCCGGCGTCGACAAGCCGGGAAACGAGAGCCTGCTTTCCTTCATTGTCCGGGCGATCACATTGAGCGATGGGAGCAGCGTGTCGATTGGGGGCCTGAGCTTCTCTCCAGACACGGCGAGTTTCAACGTTTATCGCGGGAGTGTCCCGGCGAAACTGTACCGGATCGCTTCTAATCAGTCGATTGCCGCGGAGTTCACGGACACGGGATTCAGCAAGCAGCTTATCGCGCCGCCGGACCCCAACTTCGACCACGCGAATTTCTATTGGCGGATGGAACTGCAATCGGAGAGCACGGTGACGATTCACGGCCCGACAACGGTGGGAAATGACGGATTGCATATGACGCCCAACCGTTACCTCGGCATGGTCGCTCGTGTTACTAGAGGATTGGGCGCGGGACAGGAGCGTACGATCGCGGCCAATACCGCTACGGAACTGACGGTATCGCCGTCGTGGAGCGAAATTCCGGACGCGAGCAGCTTCTTTGTGGTGGCTGAGACGGGGTGGCAGTTCGGCGCACTGGCGACGAGCAGCCCGGTGCAGTTCGCCGTGCCGAACCGCGGGGGAGAAACGGTACAGGTATGCGGACGCGCAGCCAACGTGAACAACCTGGAGTGCTCGGCGGAGCTATCCACAGTGACGAGGTGGCAAATCGGCGGCAGCGGTACGACCGACATGGACGTTCCCCCGGAACCGTTCTTCGGACTGGGAGTGGGGCAAAGCGCCGGGACGGTGGAACTGAGTGGAGTGTCATTTTCAGATTTGACGAATGTCAGCACGGTCTCCGCTGCCACGTTGACGATGCACTACTGTGACGAACTGCGCGGGCGGCCCGGTCTAGCGCTGGCACAGGCGGCGGGAATTGGCGACACGACGCTGCAATTGAGCGCCGCCGGTGACGCGATGGCGGGAAGTTTCGTGCAGATCGACTCGGAGGTGATCCGAGTGGAGGCGGTTGCCAATGGTGGGACCCAGTACCAGGTGACGCGCGGGATGCACTCCAGCCCGGCGGCGGCGCATGCCGTGCAAGCAGCAGTTTATACCCTGCAGAACAAGACAGTCATCGCGGCGTTTCCCTTGAATTTCTTCGGGAGCCCCTACAGCGGGAGTTGGAGCCAGGCGGTGACCCTGCCTGACGTG